TATCCATTACAGGTAATTGCATTTCTAAAGTTTTACCTAGAGCTGTAACTTCTGTACGAACCATCATCGTTTCGTTATAAACCATTGGTTCTAAGAATTTCCATGTAGCCGTAGAATCGTTTTGCAATAAAATATCTAAGCCATAAGTCCAAGACAAATACGTTAGATTACCTTTACGTTCTGTAAACTCGTTGACGTTAATTTGACGCAACTCACTAAAAGTTTTACGTTTATCCATTTTTTCTAGTTCTTTCACAAAATTAGTCATTTAATTGTCCATTTCTTTTTCAGCTTGTATTCTTGCAAACTTCTCACGAGATTCCATTGATATGCACCATAACAAACGGCCTAGTTTTTCAAAGTCTTTGTTTTGCAAGTATTCTTCAATGGATTGTGCTTGTTCTGTAGTAGCTGAATAAATGTCTTCACTAAAGTTTTCAAATAAACAGCAGTTATAGTCATCATTGTGATACAACAAATCTTTGACTCGTTCTTCAAATGCGTCTTCATCAACATATTCAGAATCGTCATTAGTAAGCCAAGCATCGTAATTAGATTTTAGATATTGGTCGTACATTACAGACTTCCAGTCTTGATAATCCATACAGCTAATGGAATAACAAACATCAATGTACCTAGTATGAGTGCTTCTATAAATGTTTTCATATACTTTCTCTTTCTTCAATTAAATAATGCCAATATCTACATTTATTGTTTCTGCTTCTGATTCTTTGATTGTTACTTCATATCCTTTTGATATGTATTTATTTGCTATTTGTTCAGCTTTTTCTTTTATGTGAACTTGGTTTATAAATTTACCATTAGCTTTAACAACAAATACTTTTATTTTTTTCCATTCAGTCATAACTTTCTCTTTCTTCACTTGTTAATTAAATTTACTGCATAAGTGTTACTATACACGAAAAACACACTTTGCAACACTTTTTTATAAATATTTTTATTTATTTTTGTAACATTTTTACACATTTTTTGTGTTATCGTTCTTTTTAAGGAGGATTTATGGAAGAAATTAAGAAACTTTTGCAAGTTGAATTTGGTACTTTAGATGAGCTTTCAAGGCTTTTAGGTGTTAAGAATACGGCAGTTTATAACTGGGTATCTAGAGAGCAAATACCAATTAAACATTTAAAAAAATTAAGTGTTTTATCTGAAGGTCGTTTAACAAAAGAATTGCTTAGACCTGATTTATTTGGAGAATGAAATGGCTGGAGATTGGATTAAGTTTCAAATTGATACTCCTGACAAACCAGAAGTATTAGCAATTGCAAGTCGGTTAGGAATTGATCCTGATGCAGTAGTTGGAAAACTTATTCGAGTATGGTCTTGGTTTGATAAACATACTGTTGATGGTAACGCACACAGCGTTACGTTTTCGTTTCTTGACCGTTTGACTTGCGTTACAGGTTTTGCAGAACAAATGCAATTTGTTGGATGGTTAGAGCAAGACGGAAGTATTTTAAGAATGAAGAATTTTGACTACCATAACGGAAAGTCAGCAAAATCAAGAGCTTTGGGAAAAGATCGTCAAGAAAAGCATAGAAATAGTAACGCAAAAAGTAACGCACCTATCGTTACGAAACCGTCACTAGAGAAGAGAAGAGAAGAGAAGAATATAACTACACCAGACGGTGTTAGTGATTTAATTTTTAAAGACTATTTGTTTTTTAGAAATAAGATTAAAGCTCCAGTAACTGAAACTGTAATTCGTGGACTAACTGCTGAAGCTCAAAAAGCTAATATGTCTTTAGAGCAAGTTATGGTACTTTGTTGTCAAAATGGATGGAGAGGATTTAAAGCTGAATGGATGCATAAACAACAACCTACACAGAAAGTGAGTTTTCTATGACTGGACAAGATCAAGCCTTTAAGTTTTGGTACAACAATGATTACTTACATGGAGTATTTGTAATCGTTGGTACTAAACCTGATTGGTTTAATCCTAAAGACAGTTATAGTCCTATGCCTACCATCTACACAGAAAAGGATATGCCTCGTAGTATTGATTTGGCATTTTTAACAAACCAAGTTGTAAATCTTATTCATGGCGATTGTACGGATGAACAATTTGCAGCTTGGTTTATTCATTTAACAAACATAAAACCAAAAATCTTAATAGGATTTGACTCGGAGAACGAAATTCATGTTAATCAACATTGATTTAGAGCAGTATCGTGAATATCACGAAATTATGTACCAGATAAAAGAAAAGTCTAATTTTGAAGACGAAATTAAAACGTATTACAAAAACCGACATTTAGGCATTGAAGGCGATAAGTTGCCCTGGGGTAAGTTAGACCAATTAGTAGGACTTAGACATTCTGAATTAACTATTTGGGCAGGAGAAAACGGATCAGGAAAATCATTGATTCTTGGTCAATTAAAACTATCACTCTTAAAAGCCCATAAAACGGTTTTAACGGCTTCTTTAGAGATGACACCTACCAAGACCTTATCTCGCATGGTTCGTCAAGCCATAGGCTCATTAAACGTGTCTAATAACGATATTGAACAGTTTATGAAGTGGAAGAAGGATAAAGCCTATTTATTTGACCATCAAGGAAGGTTAGATGCTTGGCAAGCTATTGCGTTATGTCGTTATGCTAAACAGCATTTAAAATGCGATCACATCATTTTAGATTCCATGATGAAGTTGGTTAGAGGAGAAGATGACTTTAACGGACAAAAAGACTTGGTAGATGCTTTATGCGATGTTGCTAAAGAAACAAAGATGCACATTCATTTGGTTCACCACATTAGAAAAGGTGGAGAAAGTAATCGAATAGCAGAAAAGAAAGATATTAAAGGTTCTGGAGTCATCACCGATTTGGCAGACAATGTCGTGCTTATAGCTAGAAATAGATTAAAAGAAAAAGAAACAGAACAAAATAGGATTGCTGACAATAGCCAACCAGACACATTTTTAATTACTGCAAAACAACGAAATGGTGATTGGGAAGGTACTTTAGGACTGTGGTTTGATAGAAAAAGTCAGCAGTTTACGGAGAGTTTTCAACAACCAATTATTAAATATTTAGAGGAATAATGGAAAATCCTAATAAAGTCGTGGAATTTTTACTAAGAAACGCTGGTAAATATGCAAAAGCCAAATCTGAACGTATATATATCGAGGAGTTTAGAAAGTCTAAAAAAGCACTTTTAATGCAAATAGCACAGTTAAAAGGAGTTGAAACAATGGCAGCTCAAGAACGAGATGCATATGCCAATGAAGAATATCAGGAGTTGCTGGAAGGTTTAAAAGAAGCAATTTCAATAGAAGAAAAGTTACGCTGGCAGATGGTCGCTGCACAAATTAGAGTGGACATATGGCGGACTGAACAAGCAAACAATCGTTTTATAGAAAAGACAACCTTATGATTACAAAAGAATATTTGCAAGATAGATTTGAATATAGAAATGGTAATTTTTATAGAAAATTTGATAGTAAGTCAAAGCCCAAAAAAGGAGATGTTGTAGGGAGTAAAAATAAAGGTGGTTATATAGAAACTCGATTATTTAACAAACAATATAAATTACATAAATTGATTTGGTTATATTTTTATGGATATTTGCCAAAATATATTGATCATATTAATGGTGTAACTTATGACAATAGAATTGAAAATTTAAGAGAAGCAAATCATTCTGAAAATATGATGAATACAAAAATGAGAATAACAAATAAAACAGGAATTAAAGGAGTTAATTGGCACAAAGCATCAAATAAATGGACAGTTCAATTAATGGTTAATCAAAAAAAGAAATATTTTGGCATTTATGATGATATTGAATTGGCAGAATTGGTAGCAATTGAAGCTAGAAATAAATATCATGGCGAATTTGCAAGACACAATTAAGGAAAATTATGACAAATCATCCATTTCCAATTTTATTGCATTTAATTAAACAATATGAGATTGCCTGTAAAGAACTTGATTCTGTACGAGCTTATGAAATTGCCGTTGATATTAGTGATATAGCATTAAAATTAGAGCAATTTGCACAAAATTTGACAAATAACCATGACTAAATCAGAAAAGGAACATTATGGCAAAGTTGCAAGACTGGGATGTATATTGTGTAAATCCGTACTTGGCTACGATGATACACCATGTGAAATCCATCATATCAGACGG